GTCGATGGCGATATCGTGGTACCCATGGATCTGCGTCATATCGGCCTCTGGCTACAGGCGCTACTGGGAGACTCAACCACTTCAGGAACAGGGCCCTACACCCATGAATTTACCTCTGGAAAAACAACTCTCCCAAGTATGACGCTGGAGATAGGGCTACCAGAAGTCCCCGAGTACCTGCGCTTCAGTGGTGTGCGTGCCAATACCCTGGCACTTAACTTTCAGCGCTCCGGTGAAGCGCAAGCCACTCTTGGGTTGATGGGCCAAAGCGAAACCGTCGCAGCCACCTCTATCGATAGCGCACCGGCTGAACTGATCTACTCACGTTTTTCTCAGTTCCAGGGCTCCGTTACACACGGTGGTCAGCCACTGGCCGATGTCACCTCAGCCTCGATCACCTATTCAAACAACCTGGAGCGTATCGAGACAATTCGTGATGATGGCAAGATCGAAGCCATTGATCCGGGCATGGGCTCTCTGACAGGTTCTATCTCGGTACGCTACGGCAACTCAGAGCTGATGGAATTAGCCCGCAGCGGCACACCGATCGACCTGGAGCTGGCCTACACCATTGATGCCGAGAAACAGCTACGCATCACAGCGCATGAGGTTTATCTGCCTAAACCCAAACGCAGTATCAGCGGTCCAGGCGGCATTGAGGCCTCATACGATTTTCAGGGGGCACGCGAACAGACGCTAGGACGCATGCTCACGATTACCCTTGTTAATGATCTGGAGGGTTGGGCCTGATGATTAAGCTCACATTTCCCAAAGAGCCCTATTGGCTGGACTTAGGTCTGGATGTTCGAATTAAAGTTCGGCCCTGCACCAGCGCTATTTTTTATCAAGCTCGTGCGCGTATGAATCAGCGCTTGCAGGCGCTCGGCGAACAGTGGCGTAACTGTAAAGACTCAGGTCTCAGCACAGATAACCTACCCAATCTGGACGATGAGCCGACCCGCGAGGCGCTCGCCGAACAGTACCTAACCCAAGGACTGGCTGAAGCCGCCATCCTCGAATGGGAAGGCGTTCTGGATGCAGAGGGCGAAACAACTGCAAAGGTCGAAGCACAGGGAATCCGCGATCTATTTGATGCCTACTGGATGATCGCTGAGCGCTTTCGCCAACAGTACACCGGCATGCGCGAGTTATTGGATGCTGAAAAAAACGCATCCGGGCCCGAATCCAATGGCACTTCGGCGACGGGCCTGACTACTGCGGACGATGCAAAGAGCAAGACCTCCCCTGTGCCCGAGGCGAAATCAACGAACAAGGCGAGCGCTGCCCCTACATCGAAAACCAGCTAACCACTGATGTCGGCTGGCAAGCCTGGGATCTCGCCAACAAACTGGCCACCCAATCCGCCGATCAATTTCCAATATCACTGGCCCTGTCACTGGGTGACGCTCTGGGTTACGAGCCTAAAGCGCTGGCCGAACTCATACCTGAAGTAGCTCTGGGCGTTGCGCTGGCCAAGCGTGATGCTGAGCCCCATTAACCGCGAGGCGTTATGGCACAAGAGAAAAAGCTCTCCATTCGCCTGCAGGCAATCGGGGGTGAGAAGCTCAAACGCGAGTTTGGGCAACTGGGTAAAGAGGGCTCCCAAGCCTTCGATCGTATTACCCGATCAACTCAACCTGCATCAGTGGGACTTAAAGCCGTTGATGCCTCTGCTCGTGCCCTAAATGGTGTACTCAAACAGGCCGCAGGATTAATCGGGGCCTATGCCGGTATTCAAGGTGCCAGTCGTGCGCTGGGTTTTATCGTATCGAGCAACCGAGAGTTCGAACGACTGCACGCCAGCCTCAAAACCGTCACAGGATCTGCCCAAGCGGCTGATCAGGCGTTTGCCATGATCGAAGACTTTGCCTCGGAGACTCCGTTTAATGTCGAGCGCATCACCGAGGCATTTATCCGCCTTCAGTCAATGGGGCTGGAACCTTCCGCGGCCGCTCTGCGCTCGTATGGCAACACCGCTTCGGCGATGGGCAAAGGCTTGATGCAGTTTGTGGAAGCGATTGCCGATGCGGCAACAGGTGAGTTTGAACGCTTAAAAGAGTTCGGCATCAAAGCGCGCACGCAAGGCGAGCAGATCACCTTCACCTTTCAGGGTGTCAGTACCACCGTTGCCAAAGAGAGTCAGGCAATTGAGTCTTACTTGCGACGTATTGGTCAGGTGCAATTTGCCGGCGCGATGTCCGAGCAGATGGCCACCCTCAACGGCATTATAAGCAATATTCAGGACAATCTGTCACGCCTCGCTCGTGAAGTCGGTGCCGGCGGTCTGAATGATGCACTCAAAGATATTGCTGTCGATCTACGTGAAACCACTGTACGTGGCAATGAGGCCGCGCGTGCGTTAGGCGAGTCGCTTGGCGATGTCGTTCGCACCAGTGCCGATGCATTGGGCTTTATGGCACGTCATGCCGATGTTGCGGTTAAAGGACTAGGCGCACTGCTCATTGCTCGCACCGTTGCCGGCGCACTCACCCTGATGAACGCCACAATCGTCGGTAATGCCGGTGCCATTATCGGCCTTCGAATGATGGCCCAAGTATCACTGATTGCCGCCACTCGCCTGGCTGTTGTTGAAGGCGCAGCACGTTTAGCATCCGTAGCGATGGTGGGACTGCGCAGCGCAATGGCGCTGGTTGGGGGCCCTGCCGGTATCGCGGTACTGGCCGGCTTTGCCCTCTGGGAGTTGGCTCGCAGCCAAGATGCGGCACGCCAGGCCGCTTCAGATCATGCAGCGGAGTTGGATGAAATACGCGCACAGGCCAAACGCGCTGCCGAGAGTATTGAGGATCTTACCGCCGCAACGCGCGATGAAGCCCTAGCGCGTTGGACTGAAAAACTGATCACCGCCGAGCACAACGTGGCGGATGTAATGGAGCAGCTCAAAACCGAATGGTGGACCGGCTCCATCTGGGATCGTTTAGGGCGAGTGGGTTCTGACCTACAAGAAAAGCTTGAGTGGACGCGCCGCTGGTTCCAGATGGGTGTCACCTCGGTGGATGAGTACCGAGCGTCCATTTGGAAGTTGGCACAGGATCATCCTGAATTTACTGCGACTGCGCGAGCGATATCCGATCAAATCGACGCCCTCAAAGCAGCCGAATTAGCTGCCTCAAGAGCACGCGAACAAATTGACCGCATCAGAAACGGCACAAACAGCACCTCTACCGAGACAGGACAACCTGATGATCCGTTGGCGCCAGTTTCGCCGCCCTCAGCGCCTATAGATACCAAACGCTCTGAACGTATTCAGGCAGCTATTGCTGATCTGCAAGCCGAAGAGATAGCATTACGACGACTCATCGCTGCCCGCTCAGAGAGTGAAACGGCCGTTAATCAGGCCATATTGCAAACCGAACAGGAACAAGCACTTCGCCGCTTAGGGCTGGATCAGACGCAAAGTCTAACCTCTGCCGAAGCTGCATTCGCTCAACAAATTCGAGATTTAATAGCCTCAAAAGCGATACTCGAACAGCAAGATCAATCCGCCGTTCAGCGGGACAAAAACCATCGAGAAGCGGTAGAGGAAATCACACGGGCTTACCTCGGTCTTAGTTCTGAAACTGACCAAGCCCGCGCAAAAGCCAACCAATGGCGAGATGAAGCGCTGGCAGGACTGGATGCAACGCGTGAAGGCTATGCCAGTTTTGCCGCTCAGGTAGAGGTTATCTACCAAAATATGCTGGCAGAGGCGCGCGCCAAAGATCTGGAAAGCTCACGTCTTTGGGAGGATGGCTTAGCCCGTGGATTCAAGGCCGTGCTGGGTGAGGCTGAGGATATGGCCTCCCAAACCGAGCGACTGGTGCGAAACGCCTTCAAAGGGATGGAAGATGCGCTGGTCTCATTTGTAACCACAGGCAAACTGGATTTTAAATCACTCGCTGACTCGATCATTGCCGACTTGGTACGCATTCAGATTCGTCAAAGCATCACTCAGCCACTATCCAATGCACTAAGCACCATCGACTTTGGGGCGCTGTTTGGTGCGGCGCACACTGGCGGTGTCATTGGTATCGATTCACTACAAACCCGACAAGTGAGCCCTTCAGTCTTTGCCGGAGCACCAAAATTTCATACGGGAGGTGTGATTGGGCAGGAAGTCCCCATTATCGCCAAACGGGGTGAAACCGTTTTTACACCCGGTCAGATGCGCGCGCTGGGCGAGCGACAAGGGAATAACCCAGTCAATGTTGAAGTGAATGTCATCAACAACACTTCGGGCGTGGAAGCCACCACCCAGACAACGCCATTGGCGAACGGCGGTATGCGATTGGATGTAATGATCGAACGCATCGAAGGCCAGATGGCTCGTAATGTCAGCCGAGGTGAAGGGTTGGCGACAACTCTTGAACGCCGATACGGCCTCAACCCAGCCGCAGGAAGTTACCGATGAGCGTGCTCTGGCCCAGCAACCTGCCACTGCCCACCATACAGGGATACAGCGTCCAACCCGGTGATGCCATTTTACGCACCGAGATGGAGGCAGGGCCTGCTCGCCAGCGTCGGCGTTTTACGCAAGTGCCTACGCGCGTCAATGTGCGCTGGGTGATGCGAGGGGATCAGTTTGCGCTGTTCGAAGCCTGGTATCGCTGGCAAGCCAAAGAGGGCGGCGCCTGGTTTCAGGTATCACTGCTGGGTGGCTTAGGACTGATGCAGCAAGAGGCACGCTTCACCCGCCCCTTTCAGGCACAACTGATCAAAGGCACGCTCTGGGATATTCGCTCAGAGCTTGAGATTCGTGAACGGCCAACACTGGATGAGGGCGCACTGGCGCTGCTGCTGGAATACGACGCCCAAATCATCGCATCCATGGCGAACCGTCTACACACCCTAGTGCATACCACCTTACCCAATACGCAAAACGCCAAGCTTTAACCCAAGGACATTTTTATGAGTCTGCAAACCGAACTGGAATCGGCCGTTGTGCTGACCGCCAGCGATGCACAACTGCTACATCGCGTGATTCACGGCGGCACGGCTGAAACCGTAACCACCGAAGGCGGTAGTCTCGACAGTGTTGCCAAACTATTGAACGATGCCAATAACCGCATCAATACCGAAGCCGATGGCATTTTGGAGCAATCCATCGAGGCGGCAGCACTCTCAGAGCAGTTCGCCAATCAAGCCGGTAGCGAAGCCGATCGTGCTGAACAAGCCGCGATTGATGGTGTCACCGAAACCCAGAGCATACTCGAGCAAGTCCAAACCAGTGGTGCACAAACCCTGCAACAGGCAGATACCACCCTGCAAACCATACTGGCCAAGTTATTGGCCGTAGGATTACCCGACTCCCTTATCGGTGCTGCCGGTCAGCTTCTAAAAGTTAAAACCGATGAAACGGGATATACACTGGTGAACTCGGCTGCCTCACCACGTTTTTATGGATTGGCACACTCAGCAGATGGCACCGAGCTATTACTCACCGAAGGGCGTGAGGATTATGACACCCGCCTGTTCCAAGCCTGGATGATCTCTGAGGGCATCAACTTCTCGATTCAACGTAACCAACTGGTGATGCAGCTATGAGTCTGGATATCTCAACGCTAGGCTATCGTTGGCGCGGGTTATATAGAGCACACCTGAACTACCAAAAAGGGGATGTGGTGCGCAAGGGAGATCATGCCGAAGTCTTTAATGGCACGAGCTTCATTCCCTTTGCTTTGGGTCAACAACAGCTTACACAACGCGGCCAACTCCTGGCAGGACAACCGATCCTTCCCGGTGCTCCTGATATGCAGTTGCACATGAGCGCATCCGGCGAACTGGAGTACCGTTTCACTCAAGATCGTAACGCCACCCGTGCTGTTGCACTGATGAATCTGGATAACCGCGGTGATACCGGCGGCGGTAAAACCCAGTATCACGGCATGGCAATCATGACCGATGGCTCAGTCCGTGCTTGGGGTGATGAGCGTCAGGGGCACTTAGGCAATGGTGTGAACAGTGATCGCGCCAGAACCAAGCCAGTCCCGGTGGGTTTTCCACCCGGCACACCACCGATCGTCTCACTCTATAAAGGCTACAAAAGCACCTATGCGATTGATGCCGACGGCATGCTCTGGAGCTGGGGGCAAAACAATCACGGGCAGCTAGGGTTAGGCCACACCACAGACACCAGCATACCGAACAAGGTTAATGGACGCGGCGATCTGCCAGCTGATCGTAAAATTATAAAGGTGGCAGTAGGCGACTGTGGTTATTACGGCTATAAGGCGGCCATCTTAATTGATGAGTTTGGTGTCTGTTACTGGGTGGGCCATCAACGCTACTACGCCGCCGGTGTTGGTGATAACAACCAACAAAACGCGCCCAAGGTCATTACCCGCTCACTGGAAACACCGATGGTCGATGCCTGGGTGCTCGGTCACTATCACATGGGGTCGTTCCTGCTGGATGTCGACGGCGTGCTCTACATGGCCGGTGAACAGAACACCATCAGTCGTCTACAAAACAATGACAACCCCAATGTGATGCACGAGCCCTGGCCACCCTCTTTCTCCAACCCGGTTAAAGCGGTGCGAGGCGAGGAGTCGGACTACCACGTCGATGCCGGAAGTCAGTACTACCGTAACTATATGATCATCCACCAAAACGGATCGATCAGTACCTGGGGCCATAACAACTACAGCTCTCACGTGCCCGGTGCCGAATCTTGGGTTGCCACCTTAGATCCCCGCATCAGCAATGTGGTTGATGGTTACTGTTCAGCCGGTCATTACGACCAGTGTGTAGTGTTACGAAGTGATGGATCTGTCTGGGGTATCGGCTACAACGGGTATAACAGCTTGGTAGCTCCCGGGGATCGTAACAGTTGGCATAACCTGGCTAGCGGTTCGTCTCTAATTAGCAATATCACCAAGATTCAAGGCGGGGGTTGGGTGCACGCCAAAATGGGTGCAGGCCTTCGTGCGGATGGCACCGTCGTTAAGTGGGGCCGCAATCAATCGGGCGCAGCTGGTCACGGCTTTGCCGACAACAACTACCCCTCCAACGTGGCGCTGGTGAACAAACGTATCGTTGATTTTCAGCTATATGGCCAATGGGGACATGACTACGACAATGCCAGCTTATTGCTTTTAGCCGATGACGGAACGGTTTATAGCTGCGGCTATAACGGCTATGCCGCACTCGGTAATGACGATGACCACGAAGCGATGTTTACCCCATCCCCCGTTCTGTTCTGATCCGTTTTTAAACTCTCTTTTTCAATTTTTCGAGGCTTACTATGGCAACGGTTAATCTGGGCAAAATTGCATTTGCCTGGCGGGGTCTGTTTGACCCAAATTTCAGTTACGCGGCACAGGACGTGGTGCACTATAACGGCTCAGCCTATGTCTGCACGGTGGATGATAAACAGGGGGTATTACCGACAGTCACAGCCGCTTGGGATCTGTTTGCTCAGGGTGCACGCGATATCGCATCCGGTGCGGGCGAGCTAGTGTTCCATGACGGTAGCACACTTGCAGCACTGACACCGGGTGAAACCGGTCAGGTGCTAACCATCAGTGCGCAAGGGCTGCCTGAGTGGAGTATACCGACGGTACGATCCGGCACCAAGGCACTCGCGATACAAGACGCCGAGCAACCTTTTATGTATCGCCGTGGCGCGGCGGTAATGACGGATGGAACCGTTCGCTGGTGGGGGCGTGGTGAAAACTGGATGCACGGCACCGGCAACCAAACTGCCGACCGCTCATACCCTGTCAGTGTTGCCTTCCCACCCAATACTCCAGCCATTAAATACATCTGTGGTGCGCACGACTTTGCATCCGTTGCAATTGATGCCAACGGCCAGTTCTGGGTATGGGGCCAGAATGATTACGGCGATGTTGGCCGCGGTGATACCGCCGATCAGCGTATGCCCTATAACGCTTCAGGCAACAACAGTAACTCAATCTATGGCAAATCCGTTATTGCCTACGCGCCCATGAGCTCGGCAGAGAACTACATTTCACACATGGTGCTCTGCTCAGATGGCACGGTGCATACCTGTGGCTACAACGGTTACGGCCAGTTGGGTCAAGGCGATACCACCAACCGCTACAACTTTGTTCAGGTTCCCCTGCTCTCAAACATCGTTGAGATAGCGCGCGGCGGCGAACGCTACACCTCCTGCTATGCCTTAAAGGCTGATGGCACGCTCTACAGTTGGGGCTACAACGCCGAAGGCCAATTGGGTTCTGGCGATACCACTCAGCGCAATATACCGATGACACTGCCCTACTTTGCTAACAACAGCCTATCTATTCAGAAGGTAGGTGCTTCTCGTCACTACGCCTGGGCGATCGATACAAACAACAAACTCTATACCTGGGGCTACAACGGCTATGGCAACTTGGGCCACAGTGGTACCAGTAACAACTACACCCCCACACAGTCGCTCACCAATGTTGCTGATTGCAACAGCCGATGTGAAAGCTATCACCGAACCTATGCGCTTCGCACCGATGGTACCGTCTGGGCGACGGGTGATAACTCATACGGCTGTTTAGGCGTAGCCGCCGATACAACCGATCGTTCCAGCTTCACTCAGTGCCGCATCAATGCCAGCACACCACTGACAAATATCACCAAAATCATTCAGGGCGGGACGGGTTCGTATAACTATGCCGTTGCACTGGATGCTGAAGGTATTTGCTGGTCCGTCGGTTATAGCGGAAATGGTCAACTTGGCAGAGGCACTTACGATGGCACGAACTACTACTTTGCTCCGGTCCTAATTCATCGTCGCCGAGTAGTTGATATAGCGCCCTTGGGCACAGGCTCAGAAGGCGGCGTGCTCTTTTTGCTAGATGATGGTCATGTCTATCAGACAGGCTATGCCGGTGAAGCGCAGCTGCCGGAAGATGATAGCGAGAACATATCTGTACCTATGCAGGTGATCTTCTAATGCCAAACCCAGCCCTTAGCGAAGCAATCCGAGAAGCCTATGCCAGCGCACCGTCCGATGTGGTGATATTACACACCTTGGAGCTACGCCATCCGGGTTTCGTGGATGAGAACAACCAACCAATGGCCATTCGTATCGTGCGCGATCATCAAGACTTAACCGCAAGACTGGAACCAACCGCACCGCTCAACGGTGGTGAGATGGTACAGTTCATTGCTCTCGGGTTTGAGCTAGAACTACCACCCGTGAATACCGCTCCGGTGCCGGAGATCAGCGTCACCATCGATAATGTCAGCCGAGAACTGATCCGTCATCTCGATGCCGCCGTGGAATCGTCAGAGAAGATCGAGATTACCTACCGCCCTTACCTTTCAACTGATCTGGAAGGCCCGCAAATGGATCCGCCCATTACGCTGACATTAACCGAGGTAGAAGCAGATATTTCAAGAGTCACAGGGCGCGCAAGAATGCTGGATATAGGAAACAAAAGCTTTCCATCAGAAGTGTACACAGCAAGTCGATTTCCCGGGCTGACACGTTAACTATGGAAAACCAACACTGGGCAGTGCCCTTAATTGGTAAACCCTGGGAAGCTGGCCAACAAGGGCCGGCTGCCTTTGACTGTTGGGGACTACTGGCATGGGTTTATCAACAACAGTTCAACATCAACTTACCACGCATCAGCGTTGCTGAAGGGGATTTACGATCTCAGATTAAGGCTTTCAGTGCTCATCCAGAGCACAGACATTGGCAGCAAGTAGACACACCCAAAGAGGGGGATGCGCTACTTCTGCGCCAATCACGTCACCCTATTCATGTTGGCATATGGATAGAGGTAGAGGGTGAAGCTGGGTTGCTCCATGCACTCCAGGGCGCTGGCGTGGTGTTTCAAACACGGCACAGCTTAAAGCTAAGTGGCTGGAGTATTGAGGGGGTCTATCGATGTCAACGGCAACAGTAATTTGGTTGACCAACCCCTTCCAGCCTGAACGAAATAAGCAACTGTACGATGTCCCAATCAACACAACCATCGCCGATTGGCTAAACAGTCAACAGATTGAGTTCGTACTACCAACCATCTGCCTAATAAATGGTGAGCCGCTACTGCGCGCCCAATGGGTTGAAAACTCACTCACAGAAGATGACACAGTTGTATTCATACCGCTGTCCCAAGGTGGTGGCGGAGGCGGGAATAAAATTCTGCGCTCGGTGCTGACGATTGCCGTGATGGTTGCTGCGCCCTATGCAGGGTCGGCTCTTGCCGGCTCTTTAGGTATTACCAGCACGGTAGGAACTGCGCTAGTCTCTGCAGGTGTTGCGCTGGCCGGCAGTGCTCTGGTGAATGTACTAGTGCCACCACCCATGCCGTCGCTAGGTGGTAGTTTTGGCAGCACCGCCGCACCCAGCCCAACATACTCGCTACAAGCACAAGGCAACCAGGCACGCTTGGGCCAAACCATTCCGGTGCTCTATGGCCGCCATATTATCTACCCCGATTTGGCAGCAACACCCTATACCCGTTATGAGAACAACGACCAGATACTCTATCAGTTGCACTGCATCGGTCAGGGTGAATACGACTTGGAATCAATCCGAATCGAAGATACCCCGATCAGCTCTTTCGAAGAAATAGAGTACGAGGTGTTAGCTCCTGGGCAGACTATCACCCTGTTCGATGCTGACGTCGTTACCGCACCGGAGGTTGCAGGTCAGGAGCTTGTTTCAACAGCAAATAATGGTGACTGGATAGGCCCATTCACAGCCAACCCGGCTGCTACACAAGCAGAACGGCTTTCAATCGATATCCTATTACCTCGTGGTCTCTACTACGCCAACGATACTGGCGGGCTCGAAACCCGTTCACTCAGCTGGCGTATTGAAGCACAAGCCATTGATGATAGCGGTGAGCCCGTGGGGGATTGGTTTTTACTGGGGGAAGAGAGCCATAGCGCTGCAACCAACACGGCACTTAGGTTCACCTTTGACTACCCCGTGACACCTGGACGATACGCGGCACGTGCGATTCGCTTAGATAACAAAGACAGTTCAGCCAGAGCTGGCCATGAACTGCGCTGGGGTGCACTTAAATCACATCTGCTTGGCCAGCCTGATTTTGGAGATGTGACGCTGTTAGCGCTTCGCATGAAAGCGACCGATAACCTATCGCAACGCTCTTCAAGGCTGGTGAACTGTATTGTCACCCGGCGGTTGCCGATTTGGGATGCGCAAACACAAGAATGGACATCACCACAGCCAACACGCTCCATAGCCTGGGCGTTGGCTGATCAATGTCGTGCAGCTTATGGCGCTGCGCTATCCGATAGTCGTCTCGATCTTCTGGCGCTTACAGAATTTGATCAAACCTGGAGTTCTCGCGGCGATTACTTTGACGCAGTCTTTGATCAAAGCGTTACCGTTTGGGAATCACTCAGTCGTACCGCTCGATGTGGCCGGGCTGTCGTCTACATGCAAGGCGGCACCGTCCGGTTTGTGCGTGATACGCCCAAGACCATTCCGGTAGCACTCTTTTCGCCACGCAACATCGTGAAAGGCAGCCTGCGCATTGAATACCTAATGGCATCAGACGATACGGCGGACAGCGTAACCGTGGAGTACTTCTCCTCGAAAACCTGGACGCGCGATGAGATTACGGCTTCTCTTAGCGACAACACCACTACTAAACCTGCCAAGGTCCAACTCTTTGGTTGCACCGAGCAAGCACAGGCTGCACGCGAGGGCCAGTATATGGCTGCCGCAAACCGTTATCGCCGTAAACTGATCACCTTCCAGACTGAGCTTGAAGGGCTAATCCCAAGTTACGGCGACCTAATCGCAATAAGTCATGATATGCCCAGCTGGGGCCAAAGCGCTGAAGTTACTGATTTCAATGGCCCAACACTAACACTCTCGGAACCGATGAGCTGGTCAGAAGGAAACCACTATATCGCGCTGCGCAAAACCAATGGTGAAGTAAGCGGCCCTTGGGCGGTAACGCAGGGTGAAACTACCAATCAGGTAAAACTACTCGAACCAACGGACATCACCCTTTACATCGGCGAGCAGCAGGAGCGCACACACGTAGCATTTGGATTAGGAGAGCAGTGGGCAACTCTAGCACGAGTCACCGAAGTGCGCCCTAGGGGAGAACTGGTAGAGATAAGGTGTGTAGCCGAACACCCAGCCGTTCATAACTAGAACCAAACACCACTATTTATTGGAAATGACTATTTGAGGGATTGCCCATGGAGCCCATAAAAACAGACCAACACGAAGCAACCATTCAGCTACGAATGGAAGATTTTGATGATCTTCTGGAGCAAGCCGCCGAGCGGGGTGCCGAGCGCTGCCTTGCCCACCTTGGGTTAGAAAATGGCCATGCCGCACGCGATATTCGTGAGCTTCGCGACCTGCTCGATGCTTGGCGTGATGCGCGTCACACCGTATGGCAAACCGCAATCAAGGTAATTACTACAGGGCTACTGGCCGCATTCATCGTAGGTATTGCGATGAAACTGAAACTCATGGGAGGTTCCCAATGATCGAAACACTATTAGGTGGCTTATTGGGCGGCGCTTTTCGCCTTACCCCTGAAATCCTTAAATGGTTCGACCGCAAGGGCGAGCGAACACACGAACTGGCTATTCAAGATAAAACTATTCAACTTGAGCAACTGCGAACGCAAAACGAGCAGATCACGGCGCAAGCAAAACATGAGGCAGCGATCAAAACAGCAGAGCTGAATACCATACAGAGCGCAATCCATTCACAAGGTACTCTCACTCAAATTGGCTGGGCCGATGCACTCTCAAAGAGCGTAAGACCCATAGTCACCTATTGGTTTATGGCACTCTACTGCGCGGCAAAGACAGCCGCCTTTATGCTAGCTCTTGATGCTGGCGATCATTTCACCTCAGCAATCCAACAAGTTTGGACTGAATCTGATCAAGCGTTGTGGGCGGGTGTATTGAATTTCTGGTTTTTGGGACGGGTGTTTGAAAAGCAAAAGTGATTCAACCTTTTACCCTATCACCAGAACCCTTTCCAGCGACCGTCTGAAAGATGTATTTGAAATAATTCGTGACGGACATCTCCGCAATCATCTTCGCATCTGACTTAGCCAACAATTCCGGCGTGGACATGTCGATCTCATTAACCTGCGATAACCCTGTAATACCAGGACGAACCTTAAATACTCCGTAACGATCACGTGCTTCAGTAAGCTCTTCTTGATTGAACAACCCAGGACGCGGGCCCACCAAGCTCATTTCACCCTTCAATACATTCCATAGCTGGGGCAACTCATCTAACTTAGTTCTGCGAAGAAAGTGGCCAAACGGGGTTATCGAAGAAGAGCTGGCAAGGTGACTGGCGACTGAAGCTGTATCAACCTTCATCGTCCGAAACTTCACCAAAGTGAATGACTGTTTATAACGACCCACCCTCTTCTGCCTGAAAATGGGCGATCCGGTATCAAACAAGCCAATGACCGTCAGCACAAGGAAAATCGGCGCGCCAAAAACTAGCCCAAGAAGAGCAAAAACTAAGTCAAAAAAACGGATCAA